CTTTTCCCTTTACCTGGAAGTGCCACCCGTTTCTTAAAGACACCGCCTCCAAGTTCCGCATCAACAAGGCCCCTTGCCATTTCATCAACGGCCTTTATGATTGCTGCGTCACTGATGGCTGTTTTTTTGGCCCATCTGTCAAATGTTTTTGTCTTGATGATCATGGTGGTTGTATAGCACTAAGTGATGTATTTTTCAAGTGGGTTTTATTTTGAACAGCTCCTTTCAAGGGAGGTAAATTCAAAGAAAAGGGGCGTTTGCGCGGCCCTTTATCTTTGACCCCAAGCCGGTTTTTAAAAAGAACCGATCAGGTGTTGCACCTAATGCTTAGAAAATCCAAATAAAAAAGAAAAGGCCATTATTCCGATATCTTGAAAATGGTTTTTTTTATTTTTGAATTTTTAATCAAAAATCAATAAAAAATCCATAAATATTCCTTCAAAGATGATTATTTTAAGCCTTTTTTTGAAAAATAACGGTCTTAAAACCGGAAAAAAAGGCCTATGTTTTAAGACCTGTCAACCAAAAAGATACAAAATTTCAAGGTCAATCAAATAATGTTAGTCTAAAAAGACACAGAATTAATCCAGTATATTATAAATTATTTATGTTTTTCAGTTCAAAAAATAAAAATCCGATAAAAATTTTTTCCGTTTTCGCATGTTATAATTTTCGCATCAAAAAAGGTCAAAAATATAAGTTTTTCAAAAATGACAAAGGGATTTTCAAATGCCTTTTACAACCTGGTCAGATCTCAAAACGAAAATGGAAAACGACATGGCGGATATCAGCTGGCGTCATAAGAAATATGAGATGGACGGGATAGTGATGGAATACACGTCCTATCAGGATTTCATGGCGGCCTATGATGATGTCTGTTCACGGGCAGCCCTTGAAAACGGGGCGTGCTGCGGAAGGACTTACGCGCGGAGCGGGGGGCGGTTCTGATGATCGGACGGATGATTGACGGAATTGTCGGTGTTTTTTCGCCAGAGCGCCAGCTTAAAAGAACGTTCTACCGGAATCTGGTTTCTGATCGAAAGCGCCAGTATGCGGCGGCGAAAACGCCAAAGACCTCCGATGGCTGGCGGCCAGTGGATTCAAACGTGAATGACCTGATTTCATCCAGTTCACCCATGGTCAGGGCCAGAGTTCGCCAGCTTGTCCGGGATTTCCCATATTTTTCAAGAGCCGTGAATGTACTCACAAACTTCACGGTGGGCAGTGGAATCACGGTCCAGGCCAGGGTGAAAAAAGGAGACGATCTGAACAGAACCGTCAACCAGTCCATTGAGGATCGATTCAGCAGATGGGCGGACAAGGCGGATGTGGCCGGGAAAATGTGTTTCTACGAACTGACCGAACTGGCCAAGCGAAACATGCTTGAAACCGGCGAATATCTCTTCATCAAGCGATATCGGAAACAGCCGGGCCGGATCATTCCCTATTCCCTTCAGGCCATGGAGCCGGACAGGCTTGCTTCATACGGTGTGAAACCCACCGGAACGAACATCATTCATGACGGAGTGGAATACGATTCCCTCACCGGCGAACCGCTTTTTTATCATTTTTCAGCCAATGACTACAGCGGAAAACCGTTCAGGGTGGACGCAAAGGACGTGATCCACGGGTTCAAGACACTCCGACCAGGACAGCTCCGGGGAATCTCCATGTTCACTCCGGTTGTTCTTCTGTCCAACGATCTGGGGGATTTCATGGACGCCACTCTGGAACGGGCAAAGCTCGCGGCCAAATGGCTGGCCTTTGTGAAAACAGATAATGCCATTCAGTTTCAACAGGCCCGAGGGGTCAAACAGGAAGAATACAAGCGGATCGAGGATATTGAAAACGCCATCATCGAATACCTTCGCCCGGGGGAAAGCGTGGAGTTTGCAAACGGGGCCATGCCCGGTGAAACCTTCGATCCGTATATCAAACTGATTCTGCACATGGTCGCCGTGGGCTGTGGTGTGTCTTACGAACTGATTTCAGGCGATTATTCAGGAATCAGTTACTCAACACTCCGGGGAATTCGAAACGACCTTGCCAAGGACATCGAGCCCCACCAGGTGGATATGGTCCGGCATTTCTGTCATCCGGTTTACTGCGACGTGCTTGAACGTCTGGTCATGCATGGGACCGTTGACGTGAGCTTTCCGGCATACCTGAAAGATCCTTACCTATTCCAGCGGGCCGTGTGGGTGCCACCCGGTATGGAAGCCGTGGATCCGCTCAAGGAATCCAAGGCCAATGTGGACCAGGTCCAGAATCTTTTAAGATCACCCCAGGAGATTTGCCGAAGCCGGGGGCGGGACATCGAGGACGTTCTGGATGAACTGAAGGAATTCAAACGCATGTGTGATGACCGGGGGCTTGAATCATCGAAAACGTCCACAGCCATTGCACAGAACCCGGCATCGCTGGGAGTGGAGGAATAGAAGAATGCCTGAATTAAGCGACGTAAAACAAGACGATAGCTTCAGAGCCCGGAAGTTTTCCGTGTCCGGGGAAAAAACAAAAGGCGGCTCACCGTCCACCATCAACGAAGATGAACGGTCTGTTGAGCTGATCATTGCTTCGGAAACACGGGACATCATGGTCTGGGACTGGGAAATGGACCGTGGTGTCCCTGAAATCATGGTGATGAGCGGTGGGGTTTTCCCTGAAAACGGCCAGGTTCCCATGATGGATTCCCATGACCGATGGTCTGTCAAAAGCGTTCTTGGGTCGGTTCGGAATTTTGCAATCGAGGGGGACAAACTTTCCGGAAGAGCGTTCTATTCCAGTGTCGATTCAGCTCAGGAAGCTTTTACAAAACTAAAGGAAGGCCACCTGACTGATTATTCTGTGGGTTTCCGAGTAAACAAATCCATGCGGCTTAATGAAGGTGAGTCAACGGCCATTGCCGGAAAAATGTACGAAGGGCCTGCAATTCTAATCACAGAATGGGTGTTGACCGAAGTGTCCACATGTCCCATTGGGGCCGATTCTTCGGCAAAGGCCAGAATGGAAAAAACAATCAGAGATAAGGAGAAAAAAATGCCTGAACAAACTGCTGTATCTACAAGTGGCCGTCATGTGCATGTGGACGAAGGACCGCATGGCACAGACAACGTAAATACCCGTGATGCGTCACATGCGGCTTCCAACCTTCATGTTGATGTGGAAAGGGCAAAAATCGAATCCGCTGAAAAGGCAAAAACTGAAGAACGTGAACGGATCAGCGCCATCAATACCATGTGTGAACGCCACGAGTGCCGCGATATGGCGGAAGCCATGATCAGGGACGGAAAAACCATCGACCAGGCCCGGGCCGCCGTGCTCGATACCCTTGAAAAACGTGAAAAAGTCCGTGACGCAGATATGCCCGGATTCCGTGCGGAAGTGGGGCTGGAAGGCCGTGACAAGTTCAGGGCCGCCGCCATCGATGCCCTGATCGTCCGGGGCGGGATTGTGGCCCTTGAAAACAGAAGCAAGCTGGCCCTGGGTTATGATGAACTTCTGGGCTTTTCTCTTGTGGAACTGGCCCGAAGATCCCTTGTTTATTCTAATCAGAGCGACCGGGGAACCCCCATGGACATGGTGGGACGTGCCCTCACATCATCTGATTTCCCCCTGATTCTTGCGAACATTGCCAACAAGTCCCTTGCCCTGGGCTATGAATCCGCCGGTGAAACATGGATGCAGTGGGCGGGTATCGGATCGGTGAACGATTTCAAAATCCACACCATGGCCCGGGTATCCGAGTCCGACGATCTGGAAGAGATCCTGGAGGATGGTGAATACAAATACGGGGCTGTTAACGAGTCCCAGGAACAATACGCCATCGCCACCTATGGCAAGATGTTCCGCATTTCACGGAAAGCCATCATCAACGATGACCTTTCCGCCCTCACGGATATCCCGACAAAACACGGAGAAGCAGCAGCCCGGAAAATCGGTGATATCGCCTATGCGGTTCTGATTGCAAACTCTGCCATGGGTGATGGTGTTGCCCTGTTTCATGCCAGTCATTCGAACCTTGCGGCAGCGGGAACGGTGATCGGGCCTGCCGGTATGGGTGAAGGAATCAAAGCCATGGGCCTTCAGAAAGACATGAAAGGAAAACGACGTCTCAACCTTCGCCCGGAATTCGTTCTTGCTCCGAAATCCATTGAAGCAGCATCGGAAGTGTTTTTCTCCAGTGAAAAATTTGATGCAGGCGATGCCGGAGCCACACGGACCAATATCTATGCAGGGACCAAATACACCCGGATTTACGATGCCCGCCTGGACGATGCCAGTCTGACATCCTGGTATCTCCTTTCCACCAAAGGGAAAACCGTGAAGGTGTTCTTTCTGGGCGGCAACATGACGCCCTATATGGAATCCCGCCAGGGCTGGAATGTGGACGGTATCGAGTACAAGGTCCGCATCGATGCAGGCGCAAAGGCCCTTGACTGGAAAACCATGTACAAGAACCCCGGAGCGTAAGCGGTTTGAATAATAACGAATCAACCATTGAAAGGATAAAACCATGAAAAATTTCGTTCAAAAAGGTGAAGTCATTGATGTTGTTGGACCCACAGGCGGGCTTGTCAGTGGTGCGCCCTGTGTGTTTGGTGTTCTTCCCGGCGTTGCCGTGGGTATTATCGCAGCAGGAGCCAAGGGAGCCGTGGCCACGCGCGGTGTGTTCAATCTGAGTGTGACCGGGGCAAATAACACGGGCAATTCTGCGGTGGTGTTTGGTGAGCGGATCTATATGGATTCGGGTGTTTTAAACAAGGACAATGTGGACGGCGTGGCCTTTGGTGTGGCCCTTGGTGCGGTGGCAGCCGGTGCAACGGCTGTGATTCCCGTGAAAATCGGCTGATAACCCATGATGGAAAGGCAAGATCCCCGATGATCGATTCGATTTTCGATTCCATGAAGACCTATGGACTGGCGTTCTGCGGATGGTTGGTGACGTTAATGGATGTTGCGTGCGGTTTTATTCAGAAGTTGACCATCATTCTGGTTTTCGTAGGCCTGGTTGTAAGACTGATTCACGACATCCCAAAGGCCATGGAATCGGTGAGACGACACAGAAAAAGAAAGGAAGGATAGACGATGGGAGATCTATCAAAACATTTCAACAGAAAGGAATTCGCCTGCCCCTGCGGGTGCGGGTTTGACACGGTGGATGCAGAGCTGGTGGCCGTTCTTGAAAACATGCGGGACATGCTCCGGGGCAAACCGGTTGCGATCAATTCCGGGTGTCGGTGTATCCGGCACAATGTCAAGGTGGGCGGGGTCAATAACTCCCTCCACCGGGCAGGAAAAGCGGCGGACATTGTGGTGAAGGGCCTTGACGCGGATACCGTGGCGGACTGCCTGGAAGAACTTTACCCGGACAAGTACGGCATCGGGCGTTATCCGTCATGGGTGCATATCGATGTGCGGAAAGAAAAAGCCCGTTGGAACAAAAGGTAAATTGAATGGTCAAAATTATCCGCCGTCTGTTTAACGGACGGCGGCCCCGATACTGAAAGGAGGAAATATTTATGAATGATATCAAAATTTTCAACTATCGATCGAACGAAATCAGAACCGTTGTTGATGGGAACGGGGAACCCTGGTGGGTGGCCAAGGATGTGTGTGAGGTTCTTGGAATTTTGAATCACAAGGACGCCATTTCGGCTCTCGACGACGATGAAAAAGATGGGGTAGGAATTACCGACCCCATCGGCAGAGAACAAAGAACAAATGTTATCAACGAACCAGGGCTTTACACACTCATCATCCGTTCCAACAAGCCTGAAGCGAAACCTTTCAAACGGTGGATAACCCATGAAGTGCTTCCGGCCATCCGAAAAACCGGTTCCTATTCAATGAAAAATCCCATATCCCAGCGTGTCGTCCTCCACGAGGCTGCCGCTATCATTCTTGAAAAATGGGTCAATGCCAGCCGGTTTCTTGGAACAAGCGTCCAGATGGGGAGGGTAGTGGCGGTTAAAAAGGCGAACGAGGAAACAACCATCGATTTCTCGCCCCTTCTTACGGACAACACTGTCCCGGAAAAACCCATGACCCCTTCGGAACTTGCCGGACATCATGGCGTGACGGCAAGGACGATGAACGCCCTTCTCGAAACGGCAGGGTATCAGACACGATCCGACAAAATGTGGGTGGCCACAGAAAAAGGCCGGGCCTTCAGCACCCTGGATCCGTATCAGTCCAAAAACAGTAATCACACTGGCTATCGGCTGTTGTGGGATCCGTCCATTCTCAAAGAATTGAAACAAAAGGTTGTCCATGTCCCTTCGTGACCAGATGGCACGGGATGCCGAAGCTGTGTTCAATACGGATGAATTTGCCGAGGAAGTGGTTTTCACGCCGGATCACGGGCCGCCCGTGACCGTGACGGTGATCATCACGGAAGGGGCGGACTTTGGCAGGGGGCAGGGCGGGGCTGTTGTTGCAGCTCTTGGAGTCATGAGGGTTAAACGGGCTGATTT